ACGTACTTCAGATCATCCTTCAGAGCCTTGCGGATGGCAGCCATATCTTCGTTGGCCACGAAACCGAACACCTCGATGCCTTCCAGCTTCTCGACATTCAGACCAGCAACAGCATCCACGAAAGCGTCGAAGCCGAAAGTAGTGGCATTGATGGTCTTGGTAGCCTTGTTGAACTCGGCGAAGATGTCAGCCTGAACGGTATTGAACAGGTCAACGCCAGCGTGGCGCATACCGGTCTGCACACACAGAGGATCGGTCATCTGCTCCTCGTCGTAGTATTCAAAACGGTTCTGAGCCAGCAGGATCTCGTACTCCTTAGTGGTGTGGGTCGCCTCGATAGACTTGGTGTTACCAGCACCCATAGCCAGCTTCTCAGTGCCGTCGGTAGCGCTGTACACGACGATCTTCTTCTTCATGCCGGGAGTGCCGACCAGAGAATTGTCGATAGTGCAGAAAGTCATCAGATCAAGGTGGCTGTTGTACTGATCCTCCACCTCGTTAGCCAGGACGTAATTCTGGTAAGTAGTATTAGCCATGTGTTATTCCTCCTTATAAAATGCCTGATACTGATCCGGCTGTTCTTCAGCGAACTTCGCCTTTTCCTCAAGAGAAAGCTTGCGGAAAGACTCCTTCGTCATGCCCTTGCTACCTTCGCCGGGAGGAGGAGCAGGTGTATTCTTGAGCATCTCGGCCTTGAGGGCCTTTTCCTTTTCGGCGATGAACTTCGCATGATTCGCGAACACCTTCTCGGTGTCACCGCTGACCATCGCCTTCGCGGTTTCAGTTGCCAGCTTTTCATCGTAGCCAAGGCTCATCCAGCGCTTCGCAGCAGAATCAATCGCCTTTTCAGTGCGAAGTGCTTCCACTTCCTCGGTCAGCGCCTTGAACTGCTCGTCGCGTTCTTCCTTGGCCTTCTCATCTTCGGACAGCTTCTCGCGGAGCTGCTTCTTGTAACCAGCGGCCTCACTGGTTGCCTTATCAAGCAGCGCCTTGCTCACCATCCCGGATGTATCCAACTCATACGCCTCAAGCGCTGCCAGCTTTTCCTCGGCAGTCATGTCAGCGTAGCCTTCGATCTTCGTAATGTCGATTTTCATGTTTCATACCTCCTGCGCTTTTAGGTGATCTCCCACCGTGTCTGCGTTTGATAAGGCAGTTCTCTCTGCCATAAATGCAAAAACGACGTTTAACCCGTTTTCACGGGCCAAACGTCGTCTAAGCGACTAAGAATGATTACGTTTTTGTTACGGCTGGGGATATTCCCCACGAATGTACTTCGCATCAATTTCATCGAGCGTGGTGACATCGTTACAGCGGGTATAATCATTACCAACGCCATAGCGAATCGTGGTAGCCTCACCAGTAACGGTGCTTACGTTTACGATTGCATAGCATCGCGCACGTCTGCATCGAAGCTGGGCTTCACCGTTTACGCGGCCCATCAGAGCACCGCAACGGGGGCATCGAATATCGCGCATACACATTCATCCTTTCTTAATCGTTTACAGGTATTACATAGCATCGGCAGTTCCGATGCGGTTTAGGGGGAACCTTGTCAATCTTATAAATCTTCCCGTGACGGGCAGCACAGTCAGGGCAACGACGCTCGTCCACCTGGGTAAACCACTGAACTCGCTTAATTCCCAGAAACTTATACGCCCTCAGAACAGCTTCGTCCTCAACGAGAACTAGGAACTGCTCTGTCTGACGCAGCCACAGCGACATCGCACGCTTGATAGCCAACAGCTTATTCGGGCTAGCGATCATCGTCTCTGCGAACCTGTCCTGCTTGCGCTTCACTTCGTTCTTATAAACAAACTCCGTCACAGGGTTGTAAGCAAGCAAGAACAACAGCAGCCACGCAAGCGTTGCTTTTTCGTCCGCTTCCTTACCGGTAATATCCTTGTAACGATCACGGGCCAGCTTCAAAAATGCCTTCTCGTTGGCTTCTTCCAACTTGTCGTACATCTTCTCGCTGGCCCTGATCACATTAAGCTCGTCCATCGCCATCATCTGGCGACTCTTCGCGAACTCCCTGCGGATCATCTCCCGCAGTTTCTTCATGCTCGTGTCCGTTCTCTCGTACATCTTCATCCTCGTCATCATCCTTCACTTCCCACTGTTCGAGGTACTGCTTGCTCTGCAAAACCACATCCATCGGGTCGTTCCAGATGCCAACGGTAGCAATCGCCACAGGAGGCGCGATGCCAACCGTGAGCAACTGCTGGAGCGCCTGGGTTTTTGTCACGAGGCTGTCCACGTAGCGACGGCCAAACTTCACTTCGATATCACTCAGACGCAGTGCAGTGCCGACAGAATCGCGCAGGATGCGGAGAATCAGCTTCAGGAACCGCTTCTCGCTGCACTTAAACTCAGTTTCAGTGCTCTTTGCTCTGGCTTCAGCCTGTTCCCAGCCACCACGCAGGATTACCGCACGGCCCGTATCGCTGGTACTGGCGCTTTCGCCGGACTGAGACGGAACACCGCAGATCGCCATGATACTGTGGCGAATCGCGTCAGCCAGGGTCTGGATATCCCCCTGCTGCATCGCCACGGACAGATACTTCGCATCTACACCATCCGGCAGGCATAGCATCTTGTATGCCTCCAGGTTCTTCATGCCATCCTCGTCGATCTGACCGCCCAGCAGCGCCAGGAACGAGTTCACGTACTGCACCACATCGTCCAGGCGGTTACTCTGCACCTCATTCAGTGCGTCCAGCAGCGGCAGAACAATTTCGAACGCGCCCAGACGAGCGTCACTCGCGGGGTACTCGATGATCGGGATCATACCCAGCACGTGCGGAGTAGCCACCTTCAGGTGACCATCCTCGATCTCGTAGTACATGCTGTCCGTGTACACACAGTGCAGAGGCAACTGATTCTCCTGCATGATGCACTTCACGCCCATCACAGGCTTGTTGCCAATACCGCTGCTGTACACCACGAACGTATAACGCGGGTCAAGCGTATAAATCTCAAACGGCGCTTCATCCTCGTCGTATACCTTCCGAGGCAGGGCCATTCTGTATGCCGAGCCGGTGATGTGGAACCAGTCAGCAATCTTTCTATCCTGCGATGCCTTATCCTCTGAGAACATGTAATCATTCAGGGCATCCAAGTCTTTCACCAACTGCTTCTTTTCGCCGCGCAGAATATACTGCACCGGTTCACCGCAGACATAGCCCGTCTTGAAATTCACAATCTCATTAGCGCGGTTTTCGCAAATTTTATGGTTAATCGTCGGGCGAACTTCCTTCTTCTTGTCAAGAATCGGAGTCTTGCCCTTGTAGTAATTGTACAGGTACTCACTTTCATTCTGATTCTGCGCATGTACAGTCAGCGCCTTTCTCAGAACTTCACAAACGTTTTCAGAGGTCACGGAAGACACATCCGTGTATATCACCGTCCGACCAAACATCTGCATCTTCTTTCACCTCCACACAATAATTATACCACCGAGAACCCATCTGTTCGATATGTTTACACAACTACAATACCTCGCATATATATTATATTTCCTCTTAAAACGGCCTTCTCACAACCGTCACGACCTTACCACGGGAATCCAGGAAATCAACCAGCATCGCCAGGCTATCACACGCGTCATCGTGCTTATTCTTACCCGTCTGCGTAAACAGCGTCACCTCGTTCATGAACGCCTTATACTCCTTACTTCTGTGTGCTTCGTCCACGAAATAAAACCTTTTAATATCCGGCGCGTACTGAATAATCCGACTCAGCTTACTCTGCGTCGTAGGTGCTCGTTTCGTGCTCATATTTATCCGTACACCGCTTGCACGCAGTTCCTCGTCCACTTTCTCACAGTACGCGTCGCCGCCGTTATTCGCCTCAAATCTCGCCATATGAGGCACGTGCTGTTTCAGCTTCGCCACAACAATCGGACGAGTCACTTCCTTATCCCCGTTATTAAACACTACATCCTGCACATACACCGTATCGCCGTACACATACGCTATCGGCATACTCAAGCTATCGCCTCCACCGAAGGCCACGTCACACACGGCCACAACGCGATCCGGCTCCCCTTCCGGCAATACGCCGTTATACGTCTGCAACTCGTCAGCAGGAAACAGCAAACCCTCTCTGATGTACGGATT